TGTGTATAAGAGACAGCAATACGAGGTGGTTGCGAAGAAAATCGTTGAACTGGGGAAGATGAACGGCGGGTGGATGAAGGTGAAGCAGGCTTAGTCTCCTGCTTCGCCCGACACTACGGGCCGGGTGAGAGGAAGCCGTATAAAAAACGTGCTGCGATACGGGGCGGGAATTGGAACAATGGCGCGAACTATGGACTGTTCTGCCTGAACGTGAACAACGCCCCGTCCAACGCGAACAACAACATCGGCTTCCGCGGAATACCGTTCGAGGATGGTATGCGCGACCACGGTTGCGGAAGAAAACATCAGATCAACAGTACATCACCCGGATAACTCGTCGCTCGATGAGCGGAATACAAAACAGGCTCCGGAGAGATAGTAGGCGCGTTCCGAACCCTCTCCGTCCACATCGGCAGCATATGAAGACCTACACCGACCTCTACCCTCGAATCTGCACGTTCCCGGCGCTCTACCGAGCGTACCAGCTCTGCTGTAAGGGGAAGCGCGATAAGGAGTATGCAATCGAGTTCGAGCAGGACCTGGAAGGGAACCTGCTCACGCTCCACGAGGAGTTAGTAGAGGAGGTGTGGCAGCCGGGCGCATACTCTCGGTTCTTTGTCGAGGACCCGAAACGCCGGCTCATCAACGCGCCGCCGTTCCCGAACCGGGTTGTCCACCATGTCGTCACCGATGTGGTCCTCACCCCGATTTGGAGGCCAACGTTCATCTTCGACACATATGCTTGCATAAAAGGGCGAGGGACGCATGTCGCCGTGCGGCGGCTCCAGCGGTTCATGCGCCGGCACCCAGAAGGCTCCGGCTACGTGCTCCAGTTGGACGTCAAGTCGTACTTCGCGAGCATCGATCACGAGATCCTGCTATCTCTGATCGCAAAACGGATCCGGGACCCGCAGATGATGCACCTGATCCGCCTGACCGTCGAGAGTTACGAGGATTCTCCTGGGACGGGCATCCCACTCGGGAATCTGACGTCGCAAGTCTTCGCGAACATCTACCTGCACGAGGTGGATATGTTCGCGAAACACGATCTCAGGATCAAGCAGTATCTCCGCTACATGGACGACATCACGCTCGTGCACACGGACAAACGCCAACTCTGGGAGTGGCGTGACGAGATTGAAGCGTTCTTGGCTGACCATCTGCGCCTGCAACTCCACCAGGTCAAACAAACCCTGACCCCGGTCGATTGCGGTGTCAAGTACCTTGGCTACCGGGTCTACCGTGACCACATCAAAGTCCTGTCGCGGAACGTCCAGAGGGCCTACAAGCGCCTGGAACAGATGGAGGCCGGGACATTCGACGGCGACGCTCGCTCTTCGATCGCGTCCTGGATCGGCTACACGAAACACGCGGATTGCCACGGTCTCAACTGCCAGATCGCCGAACGACACCCATTCCTCCGGGTCGCATTCGACCCGGTCGAGGTGACTGAATGACGGGGAAACAGATTATGAGAGTCCACACGGCCGTCGGGGCCGAGGAGTTCGACGCCGACCGCCTCCTGGTACAGAACGACGAATACGTATTCCTCAACGGGAACGAGGAGATCCGGCGGGTCAAGATCGCAGATATCGTGATTGCGACTGACCCGGAGACCGGGGAGGAGATCGGCGGCATCGAGACGATCTACAGCCGGAGTTAAGATCATGGCCAGACCAAGCGTGAAGGTGGCGTATGTCAACGGCGACCAGACGCTGATCGCGAACCTGGAGGTCTATAAGGACCGGATGACGGACGCGGTCGCGGACGGTATGCGGAAGTTCGGCGGCCGGGTGGAAGGCGAGTCCACCCGCCGGTGCCCCGTCGAGACCGGGGAACTCCGGTCCCGGGTCTTCAACGAGGGGCCGCTCCGGGACGGCGACACCTACGTGCAGGTGGTCGGCTACGAGAAGTTCGGCGCAACCTGGGAGAAGGGGAAGGCATATGCCGTCCCGGTCCATGAACGGCTCGGTGTCCGCCACCCCGTTGGGGAAGCGAAGTTCTTGGAGAACGCCGTAAATCACCTCTCCGGAGAATACGCGAAGTATCTCCAGAAACTCCTCGGGCAGGTGAAACCGTGAGCGTCGGCGACGACTTCGTGCAGTACCTGACCGAGCTCGGGATTGGCACACCTGGCATCAACCTGTGGCTCGGGGGAGTCCCGGACCGGGCGGCCGCGATCACCGTCGTCGAGACCGGCGGTCCGGCTCCGTATCATGACTACGGACCGGGAGAGGTGATCGACCACCCCTCGGTGCAGATCCTCGTCCGCAACCCGGCCTACCTGCTCGCCCGCGACAAGGCCGACCAGATCCGGGACGCATTCGACGGGCTCGCGAACTGGCCGATCAACGGCACCCGCTACCTCTCCGTCACGGCGATGAGTGATCCGGCCTACCTCGGCAAGGCTGCCACGAGCCAGGGGGAGACGCACGAGTTCAGCCTGAACTTCGCCACGATGCGCGAGCGGGCGGCACCGGTCATCGGCCTGTGCGGCGCCTACTATGACCTATCGAGGTGGCACACTCCATGATTGGTAAAGGATCCATCCTCTATGACGTGACCGCCGGCGTCACCATCGCCCCGGTCTCCGCGATCGGCCGGCTCGACCTCGAACGCACCGAGATCGAGACCACGACGCACGGACCGCGGGAACGCCGGACGCACCGGGTCGGCCTGAAACGGGACGCCCCGGTCACCGTCCGCCTGAACTACCGGGAGAACGACGAACCGGTGGTCCGGCTCCTCGACCGCTACGAATCGGGCGAGTCCGCGGAATATGCTCTGATCTTCCCGGACCACTCGGCGTACGCGTTCGAGGCGTTCGTCTCCGCTCTCGGGCAGGAGACGCCCCGGGACGGACTGATCCATCGGTCGTTCCGGTTCTTACCGACCGGAGTGACTGAACCGCGCCTGTCCGCGATCGCCTTCTGCGGCACCTACTACGATTACTCGCAGTGGTCCGCCCCCGGCGACGACTACCCGGCAGCACCGGCCGGGGCATGCCCGGTGCAGTTTGACATCAGCAAGTGGTACACATGACGACCTATATCGGCAAGACAACGACTATCGCAGACTCCGTCGGCGCCATCGCCAACGTGGACGCGATCGGGGACCTCTCGCTCACCGCAGATGAGATCGAAGACACCGTCTACGGCGCCGGCGGGTGGAAGACCTTCGTGCAGGGCCTCAAGGACGCCGGCACGTTTGACCTGACCGTGAACTACAACAAGGACACGAGCGGGAACACCCGGCTGACGCAGGCGTTTGTCAGCGGGGGCTCGGCGCAGTACACGATCACGTTCCCGGACTCCTCGACGCTCACCTTCACGGCGTTTGTGTCCGGGATCGGGATCGCTGTCCCCAAGGACGAAAAAGTGCAGCGGACGTTCACCCTGCGGATCGACGGCAAGACTCCGCCCGTGTTCAGTGAGGCGTCCTCAACATGATCCCAAACGTGACCCGGGAGATCGGAGGGGTGAACTACACCCTCCGTTTCTCCGCCGGGACCTCGATCGCGATCGAGCGGGAGTTCGAGACGAAGATCACCGATCTCCCGAAGATGCTCGGCGACGACCCGGACGTTACCATAATAGCGAGGCTCGTCAAATTCTGCATGAGGAGAGACGGGAAGATGTTGACCGAGGCGGAGTTCGAGGAAGTCCTCGACAACGTCACCGTCGAAGAACTTGCGGAACTCTTGAACGACGCGATGCAGTCCGCATCGACGAAGAAACCTGCTGGTGATACGGGAAACTGAAACCGTTCTCCGGGTGGATGCACGAGTACCTCGACCTTGCCGCGGAAACCGGGTACTTCGATGATCCCCGCATCCTCTACGACCTGACGCCGGCGGAGATTGCGATCACGATCGCTGGCAAGGCCGCCCGCGACCGGCAGCAGCACCAGATGGAGAATGTTCGGGCCGGGACGGTTGCGGCCGCGGTCTACAACTCGCTCCGGCAGAAACGAACGGATCGGGTATGGACCTGGAAGGACATCTTCCCGGACACGACGCCAAAACAGCCGCAGTCGCCGGAGGAGATGAAACGACGATGCAAAGAAATAGCACTGATATTCGGTGGGACGGTAACGACACATGGCGCTGAACGTCGGGAACCTCGTAGCGACACTGAGTCTGGATAAGAAAGGGTTCGATACCGGCATACAGGACGCGGCGAAGAAGACCGAGGGGTTTGCGGGGGGGTTCTCCGATAAACTCTCCTCGCTCTCCCCCACGCTCGCCACCATGGGGGAGAAGGTCAAAGGGGCCACCTCGGGGATTGCGTCTAAACTCTCCTCGCTCTCACCCACGCTCGCCGCGGTCGGCGACAAGTTCAAAGGCGTTACGGCCGGGATATCTTCGGGGCTCTCCTCACTCGCAGCCCCCATAGGGGCGGCGAAGGACAAACTCATAGGTCTCGCCACAGGCTTTGCGTCGAAGATGAAGACCCTTGCCGTCCCGATCGCCGCCGTTGGCGCCGCAATCGCCAGTCTCGGAACCGCAGCCGTCCTCGCCGCAGATAACATCAACAAAGCGTACAACGCGATCCGGGTTGGGACGGGTGCGACCGGGGAGGATCTGGAAGCCCTCAAATCTGATTTTGACGCGGTGTTCGGCACAATCCCCGCCGGCGCCGGTGAGGTCGGGACGGCGATCGCAGACCTCAACACCCGGCTCGGGCTCACCGGGAAACCGTTGCAAAATATGGCGACTCGGTTCTTGGAACTTTCCCGGATCACTGGGACTGATGTTGCCTCGAACATCAAAGAGGTTACCCGGCTCTTTGGCAACTGGAATGTCGCCGCCGAAGAACAGACGGGGATGCTCGATTACCTATTCAAGGTCTCGCAGTCGACCGGGATCGGAGTCGACAGACTCTCTACGTTGACCACGCAATACGGGTCGACGCTCCAAGGATTGGGATTTGACCTTAAGGGTTCAGTAGCGGTCCTCGGCAAGTTCGAGAAAGAGGGGGTCAACGTCGAGGCTGCCCTCGCCGGCATGAAGATGGGTCTCGGCAACCTCGCCGGTAAAGGCATCACTGATCCGGTCGAAGCGCTCGACGAACTCGCTCGGCAGGTGAGGGAGGCGGGGACTGAGATCGAGGCGGTCTCGATCGCCGCCGAAGTCTTCGGCGCCCGGGGCGCCGCAGAGATGGCTGCAGCGATCCGGTCAGGTAATCTTGACCTCGGCGATTTCGTCACGATGCTTGAT